AGAGAAATGGAAGAGATGGATAAACAAATCAAAAAAGAAATTGATGATGGTATTATTCAAAATCCCATGGCTCAAATACAAAATGAGGAGAAATAACAATGAGTGAAGAAGTAAAAAGTTTCGTTGATAAACTTGCGGCAGGCGACAACGCTAATGCTGGTGAAGCATTTAAAGATGCTTTAAGAGTTAAAGTTGGATCAACGTTAGATAATCACAGAAAAGATATGGCGAGTAATATGTTTAATAACTTAAATACTCCAATACCTGAAGTAGAAGCACATAGTGCCCCTAAGCCAGAAGTAGCTGATATAGGAACCTTTACAAGAGATGGAACAGTGCAAACTATGAATGATGTTAAAGATGGTCAAGCTGAACTTGACTTAACACAAGATGGTACAGCAAATACCATGGTTGGAGTTGATGTCGATGCAAGTCAGTCAAATAGTTAAAGAGAATCTTTTAGTAGATTCAAAAACTTACAATAGTCTTTCGCCTATTATGAAAGACGCAGTAAAAGATGTCTTTAGTTTCTATAAAGAAGCTAAGGGCAATATTGTAGAAAGATTTGAAAGCGCAATTAAAGAAGTTGCTGCTACACATAAGATAGAAGTAAAACAACTAGAAGATTACTTTGACGAAGAAGTAATTGAAAAATTGGGAGAATAACAATGGCGTGGGTAACAGTTCCAAACTCTAACAGTATATGGCAATATGAAAATAGTGCTACGGCAACTCATACATATAAAGATTCTGCTGCTGGTGCTAACTCAGTTATATCTGGTGGTATAAGAACATACACTAAACCAGGAACTAGTGCTGTAGTAAAGACTTATATTAGAACAAGAAAAGCAGGTGGAACACAAGAGAGTGGTGAGTTATCAAAATCTTACTATGATGCTCAATAAGAATTTATGATTGCGACTACTAAACTAACAGACAACAATTTTAATATTATAGTTAAGGCAAATGGTATTGGAAATGAAACTGATCAGACTTTAGTAGATGTTGAAGCGTCTAACAATGCTTCAAGTGAACCAAAGGTTGCAATCGCTGATATACATTATGAAATATTAGGCACTGGTAAGTGTACAGTATTTTTTAAGAACGATAAAGAAAAGAAAGTAGAGTTAGAAGGTCGTGGAAACTACGGACTTAAACCTACTGAAGATAGAATTAAAGATGTAATAGGTGATATTTTACTAACAAGCGACTCTGATGTTACAAGTTATAATGTAGTAATAGAGGCACAAAAAGAATCAGGATATACAAACTAATGGCTGACACAGTAACAACACAAACAATATCAGACACTTCAGGTGTTAAATATGTAACGAAACTTACAAATTTTTCTGATGGAAATGGTGAGACTTTAGTAAAAAAAGTCGATGCTTCTGAATTAACTTTTATGACAGAAGATGGAAATAGAACAATTGCGAGAGTATATTACTCTATCAATTCATCAGATAGCAAGTCAGGAGTAGAGATTATTTGGGACGGAACAATCAATGCAACTGCATTATTCTTATCTGGTAACGGTTTTATGGACTTTAGAACAGATGGGAACAACATATCAAACAATGCTGGAACACCTACAGGTGATGTTTTAATATCAACAAAGAATTTCGCAAGAGGCGATAATTACACGATTGTTGTCGAGTTTAGATAAGAAAACGTATAAATATATACTACAAAGAGAGAAAAATTTATGAAACTAATTTCCGAAGAAATAAGCAACGCCGAGTATCTTATCGAAGAAACTAACGGCAAAAAAGACTACAAGATTAAAGGTATCTTCTTACAGAGTGAAATAAAGAATAGAAATGGAAGAGTATATCCTAAAGATGTACTATTGAAAGAAGTAAAAAGATATAACCAAGATTTTGTCAATAAGAAAAGAGCGTTTGGCGAGTTAGGACACCCTGATGGACCAACGATTAACCTAGAAAGAGTATCGCATATGATTACGAAACTCTATCCAGATGGTAATAATTTTATTGGCGAAGCAAAAATAATGAACACACCATATGGTAAGATTGTAAAAGGTCTTATTGATGAGGGCGCACAATTAGGTGTATCTTCTCGTGGTATGGGTTCGTTAGTACAAAGAGGCGGCATGAACGTTGTATCAGATGATTTTTACATCGCAACCGCAGCTGATATTGTAGCAGACCCGTCTGCTCCGGACGCTTTCGTAGAAGGTATTATGGAAGGTAAAGAGTGGGTGTGGAACAACGGTGTCTTGGAAGAAAAAGATATAGACGCCTGGAAGATGGAGATTTATAAGACAAGACGTAGAGAACTTGAAGAAAAGAAAGTTAATATTTTCAAAAGCTTTCTTCAAAAACTTTAATCTTATAAATATCCTATAACAAACAAAAATAAACGTTTATTTTTATAAGGGAGATTTCAATGGCCGAAACAGATAAGAAAATTGAGGCAATGGAACAGGAAGTTAGTGAAGTGGCAAACGCCCAAGCTGACGCTCCGAAGAAGAACGCTGTAGCGGCTGAACCTACGCATTTAAAAAACGATGCGCAAGATTTAGGCCCAGCGGTTGTAAAACCGACTGACAGTAATCCAGATGCTTCAAAATCTACATCTCAGGTTTCCGGTGATGCTCAACAAAAAAGTCAAGGTAGTGCTGATGCAATGCCAAAACTTTCTGGGCATAACACTAAACTTGAAGGAAAAGATACAGACGAAAAATCCTTAGAAGATAAAGAGAAGTCAGAAATGGCTGATGCAGAAGCTGAGAAGAAAGTTAAAGTTGCTAAAGAACAATTAGAACTTGATATCAAAGCAGATGTAGATGCCCTTGTTGGCGACTCTGATTTATCTGAGGAATTTAAGCAGAAAGCTGCGACAATTTTTGAAACTGCGATTAAAGCAAAAGTCAAAGAAGAAGCTCAAAAATTACAAAGCGAGTATGAAACTAAATTAGAAGAAAATACTGAAGCTCATAAAGCTGATGTTGTTGAAAAAGTAGACTCATACCTTAACTACGTTGTTGAGGAATGGATGCAAGAAAACAAGATCGCTATTGAACGAGGTATTAAAGGCGAGATTGCTGAGGACTTTATTGGTGGTTTGAAAAAACTATTTGAAGATCATTACATAGATGTTCCAGACGATAAATATAATGTGCTTGAAGATCAAGCTTCTAAAATCGAAGACCTTGAGAAAAAACTTAACGAAGAAATCGAAAAGAATGTTACTTCACATAAAACAATTGGTGAGTTAAAAAAAGATGATATAGCGAAATCTGTATCTGAAAGCTTAACAGATGTTGAAAAAGAGAAGTTTAACAAACTAGCAGAAGAAGTTGAGTATTCAAACGAGGCAGACTTCACTACTAAAGTTACGACAATTAAAGAGTCATACTTTGGTAAAAAAGAAGCTAAATCTGATGACTTGCATGATGTAGCGGTAAGCGATGGTTCTACAGTTGAACCCGCTGACTTAACAAATAGCATGGCTGCTTATAGCGCCGCTATAAGTAAAACAAAAGATATTAAAATATCAAAATAATAATATAGGGAGAGAAATACAATGTATTTATCTGAAACTTACGAGAAGAAATGGCAGCCAGTCCTAGAGCATCCTGATTTACCAAAAATCGGTGATTCTTACAGACGTGCCGTTACAGCTACTATCTTGGAAAACCAAGAAAGAGCACAAAAAGAAGACAACGCTTTTATGACAGAAGCAGCGCCTACTAACAATACTGGTGGAACATCAAATTGGGATCCAATTTTAATTTCACTTGTTAGAAGAGCAATGCCAAATCTAATCGCATATGACATTGCAGGCGTACAGCCAATGACTGGTCCAACTGGACTTATCTTCGCAATGAGAAGTAGATATACTTCTGCAACTGGTGGAGAGGCTTTATTTGATGAAGCTGATACTGAATTCTCAGCAAGAAATGCTGCAGGAACTTCAACTGCCGGTCAGACTGCTGATCCAGCACAAGTAGGAACTAACCCAGCTATCCTAAACGATAGTCCGGCTGGCGCTTACAACAAGTTAGAAGCAATGGCTACGGCTACTGCTGAAGCACTTGGTGATGCATCAGGAAACGCATTTGCTGAAATGGCTTTCTCAATTGAGAAAACTACAGTAACTGCTAAATCTAGAGCTCTTAAAGCTGAATACACAATGGAACTTGCTCAAGACTTAAAAGCAATCCATGGTTTAGACGCTGAAACTGAACTTGCAAACATTCTATCTGCTGAGATCCTTGCGGAAATCAACAGAGAAGTTGTAAGAACTGTTTACATCAACGCTGAAGTTGGCGCTGGTTCAAACACTACTGCTGCTGGTATCTTTGATTTAGATACTGACTCAAACGGTAGATGGTCAGTTGAGAGATTCAAAGGTCTTATGTTCCAAGTAGAAAGAGAAGCAAACGTTATCGCACAGAGAACAAGAAGAGGAAAAGGTAATATGATTATCTGTTCTTCAGATGTTGCCTCTGCGTTACAAATGGCGGGTGTATTAGATTACGCTCCAGCTCTTAACAATAACCTAAACGTTGACGATACTGGTAATACTTTTGCTGGTGTTTTAAACGGTAGATTTAAAGTATACATTGATCCATACAGTGCGAACAATAATGCAAAACATTATTTCGTAGTTGGATACAAAGGTACTTCACCATATGACGCTGGATTATTCTATTGTCCATATGTACCTCTACAAATGGTAAGAGCCGTTGGCCAAGATACGTTCCAACCAAAAATTGGTTTCAAAACTAGATACGGTCTAGTAGCAAACCCATTCGCGGAAACTGGAGCTCAATCAGGTGCTGCTACTGCTGTAACAGATGCAGGTTCTGCAAATGCTAACAGATACTACAGACGTGTTCAGATAGCCAACTTAATGTAATATTTAAGTTTACTAATTAAAGAGGGCGCTTCGGCGCCCTTTTTTTTGCCTTTCTTATAAATAGTATTATGATAACAATATTAGATAACGCATATAAAAGACTAAACGAATTAAGAAAAAAACATAATAAGAAGTTTGTTAGACTATCTGTTAAGGGTGGCGGTTGCGCTGGTTTTAATTATGATTGGTCTCTTACAAATGAAGAATTAAGAGAAGATATCGTTATTGATGACATGTTAGTTGTAGATAGAATTAACGAATTGTATTTGACAGGTATGGAATTAGACTATACTTATGATGACTTTGAAAGTGCCTTTGTTTTCAACAACCCTAAAGCTACATCATCATGTGGTTGTGGAACCAGTTTTTCAGTCTAGTATAAATACATATATGAAAAAGATATTAACTCAATACCTATGGATATTTGTAACCCTACTTATCCTTACTGTTATAACTATTTCATTGTTTCCTGATAAGAAGAATAGACTAGAATTTATCGAAGATAGAATTAAAGCAGTAGAAGAAAGAAAGAAGATACTTACTCAAACAGAGAGAGAATTAGAGAAACTAGCCACAGAAAGAGATTGGGAACAGGTGGATAAGGACAAGACTAAATAGTATTATGACAACTACAAACGCAATCGATAGACAACCTACAAAATTAGATTACGCTAGTCCTACACAGTTTAAGTTTAGTATTCTTAAATTACCTAAAGTAGAATACTTTTGTACTGCCGTAAATATACCTGGTGTTAATCTAGGTGAAACAACACAAGCAACACCTTTAAAGAAGATACCTATACCTGGTGATACACTAGTTTACGAACCATTACAAATGACATTTCTGGTAGATGAAAATTTAGAGAACTTCCAAGAGATACATGGTTGGTTAGTTGGTTTAGGTTTTCCGAGAGATAACAAAGAATTTAGAAATTTACTAGCATCAGGTAATGATAGATTTCCTACAAGAAATACATCTAACATTTCTACTGAAGCTGGTAAAACGAAGTACGCCGCGGCAGATGCTGGTCCAACACTATCTGACGCTACTCTAACTGTACTTTCAAGTAAAAACAACTCACAAGTTGAGATACGATTTAGAGATATGTATCCAACTGGACTAACTGGATTAAGTTATAATCAACAGGCCGCTGATATAGATTATCTAACAGCGACTGTATCATTTAGTTATTTAATATATGACTTTGCGAACATAGGGTCATCTACAACAACAGTAACAACATCTTAAACTTAAAATAAGTTTTTAGTGGGTTACTATATATTATGGAGATATTATGGATTTAGAACAATTACAAGACTTGGCTGACAAGAAACTAAAGATTAACGATATAGAA